ATCCAGCGATACCGGCAGGAGCGTCGCAAGTCCGAAGGCCGCGGCGACGCCCACGCGCTGCCGCCCGGACAGCGATGGCTCGCACATTGGTATCTGCCGGTCGCACTGGAGATCCGCCGCACCCAGGCGAAGCTCCGCCGCGGGCAGAACGCCGGACCGGGACACCGCGACTACGGCGCCGTGTTCCTGATCCTCAGCGCCAAGAAGCTCGCGTCGATCGTGATGCGGGTCATGTTCTCTCGCTGCGCCGTCGAGCCCGAGGGCGTGTCGAAGCACGTCATCGTGAACGCGATCGGCCGCGAGGTGCTGGCCGAGGCACAGATGGCCCTGTGGTCCAAGGAGAAGCGGACCCACCTGTTCAAGAAGCTCGGGCACTACCAGAAGAAGTACCAGCTCACCGCCGAGAAGGTGAACTGGTTCGCCAAGATCAACGACGAGAACGCGATCTACGACCGCGCCGTCCTCATGCACATCGGCATGGAGTTGTTCTGGTGCGTCGTCAAGAACGCGTGCGCCGGCGGCTACGACGAGAAGCCGTTCAAGCTGGCGTTCCACCACAAGACAGTGACAAAGGTGGACCGGCATGGGCGGGCAGTTGGAAGGCCGAAGCCGATCGTTTATTTGGACGAGCGGGTTCTGTCCGCCGTCGAGAAGGACCACGAGACCATCGCCCACTGTCGGCCTGTCTATCACCCGATGGTCGTCCCGCCGTTCAAGGGCCAAGGCGCGACGCGTGCAGGCTACACCGAACTCCGCACGCCCGTCATCGCCAACGCGACCCGTGAACAGCGCGACGCCCTTCGCGACGCCGGCGACAAACTCGACCACTTCCACGAGTGCCTGGCGTCGCTCGGCGCCACGCCCATGCGGGTCAACCCCGAGATGGCCGTCGTCGTCGCCCAGCTCTACAAGGAGGGCGGCGCGATCGCCGGTCTCCCCCACCGATTCGACGTGGAGCCCGAGCCCTGCCCGGAGGAGGCGGAGGCGAAGAAGCTCTGGAAGAAAGAGGCGGCGAAGATCCACTCGTTCAACAAGAAGGAACTCGGACACCGTCGCCTCTACGAGTACCTGGACGGCATGACCAAGGCCGTCCGACACTGGCCGAAGCTCTACTTCCCCCACAAGTGCGACTGGCGCCAGCGGGCCTACCCGATCCCGATGTACCTCAACCATCACGGGAACGACATCCCCCGCGGGCTCCTTGAGTTCGCCGAGGGCGTCCCGTGCGACTCCGAAGGCATGAAGAACGTGGCGATTCAGGCCGCGAACTTCTGGAAGCACGGCGGTCTCGACAAGCTCCCGTTCGACGAGCGGATCCAGTGGACCTACGACAACTTGGCGATGATCCTCAAGTCGGCGGAGAAGCCATTGGACGAGCGATGGTGGCTCGGGGCCAAGAAGCCATTCCAGTTCCTCGCCGCGTGCATGGCCCTCCGAAACCCCGAACGAGCCGCCCACCTGATGTACGGCGTCGACGGCACCTTCAACGGGCTCCAGAACTACTCGGCGATCAGTTGTGACGAGGTCGGCGCCCGGCTCTCGAACCTCTACGACGGCGAGCGACCGAACCGGCCGTACAACGACATCGCTGTCAAGGTCCGCGGGCTCTTGGCCGCGTCGGACCATCCGCTTGCCCAGCGGCTCCGAGAGATCGTCGACGACGACGTGGTGAAGCAGCCCGCCATGACGACCGTGTACGGCGTGACCGCGATCGGCGCCCGCGAGCAGGTCTACGACCAGATCAAGGAGTCGGGGTTCCAGAAAGACGAGACGTTCAAGGCGAGCGTGCTCTTGGCGAACACGACGATGGAGGCGATCGGGACGCTGTTCGAGCGGGCTCGTGCCTACATGGAACACCTCAAGAAGACGGCCAAGACGATCGCCGAGGACGGGCACCTGGTCGACTGGGTGACGCCGCTGGGGTTCCCCGTGGTCCAGCCCTACAAGCGCGACCGCATGGCGACGATCACGACGAAGATGGGGCGGCTACGGATCCGGCTCGACGCCGTGCCGCCGCACCCCAAGAAGCAATCGACGGCGTGCGCTCCTAACTTCATTCACAGCGTCGATTCGACGCACCTGTTCATGACCGCCCACCGTTGCGGCCAAGCCGGGATCGCGTTCGCCGGCGTCCACGACTGCTACAAGACCCACGCCCAGCACGGCAACCAACTCGGCCCGATCGCCCGCGAGACGTTCGTCACCCTCCATCGTGACATGCGACCACTGGACATGGCCGTCCGGTACTGGCGCGGCAAGTACCCCCACCTTCGCATCGACGATCCGCCGGAACGGGGCACTTTCAACGTCGAAGAAGTGCTGAAATCGACCTACTTCTTTTCCTAGTGTTTGAGTTATGTTTGGCGTGTTTCTAGATGCGGGACTCTACGGTTTTGGGACTGACCGTGTTTTTCACCGGCGGGCACCCTTTTCGGTTTCCAGACAGTTTGACCCGGCTCTTGTCCCGGTTTCCGGCCGCGCACTGCATGGTCGGTGATCGGCGTGGCGTTTTCGACCCGAGCTACCGGGACGAGGGCGTCCGTCGCTACGACGCTGTTCTTGAGAAATACCCGTGGCTTCTGACTGCGGTAGTGGTCCCGTGCCCACGTCCGATCAACCCGATCGACTGGCCGACCAACCCAAAAACGAAGACGTGGCTCGTGCCGGCGTCGCTGGCTCGGTTCTACTCGGGCGGGCGACTGCCGCGGGTGAACAACTGCGTCGACCGCGTGTCCGAGTACCTGATCGCTTGCGGGATCGACGTGCCGCGATCGGTCGTCACCTGCAAGGACCTCTATGAGCACATCAAGCCAACCGCGATCCACGAGGCCGTCTTCGACGCTGCCTCCGGGTGTTTCGGCAAGTCAGTTTGAGGCCGTCGCGGCGTGGATCGAAGATCGGTACGAACTGGTCGAGGTCAAGCCCGAGACCGTCGCAAACCCCAACGAGTACCTGTGGCGATCCGGCAAGCGTTCGGTCGCGTCCGACATCCGGGCATTTCTGAGGAACCTCAAATGAGCTTCGTCAACGACAGCCTCAGCACGCTCGGGCTCGGAGTCCCCAAGGGGCCCGACCCCGACGAGATCGCCGCACGCCTTGAGCGGAACCGTTCGCAGTACGAATCCGACGCCGCGTCCCGGCTGGTCGCCAGTCAGGAAGCCGCCGCGGTCGACGCCGCCGGCCGCGCCCGCCGTCGTCGCGGCACCGAGTCGTTCATCATCACACCCCAGGACACCCCAGGCACGGGCCTCTTCATCCCCAAGTAACCCATGCCATCCAAGACAATCGCAGACCGCTGGAGCAACGAGCACAACGCTCGCTCCGCGACTCTGGACCGGGCCCGCTGGTGCGCCGCGCACAGCAAGCCGTGGTTCCTGCCGCCGATCGGTCAAACCGACAACGAGTCGATGGAGCAGTCGTACACATCCATCGCTCAGATGGGCGTGACGAACCTCAGCGGCAAGATGGGTGCGATTCTCTACCCCGCTGGCGAGCCGTTCTTCTCGCTCGACCTTGCTCCCAAGCTCCGCTACGCCTACCCGACCGACCAGTACCAGCGCATCCGCGACATGCTCTTCGTCGAAGAGTTGAAGGCGATGGCGTTGCTGGAGTCGGCACACATCCGCCACGCTGGCGCCGGGTTCGCGCGGTCGTTCCGTTCGCAGAAGCGTGTGTCGATCGACCAGTGCATCATCACCGGCGACACGCTGGAACAGTTGACCAGCGACTTCCGCATCCGCGTCTTCCGCCGCGACCAGTACGTCACCAAGCGCGACGGCAGCGGCGCCGTGCTCCGCTTCATCACCTGTGAGAAGGTCGGCCCGCAATCGCTGACCCCGCAGCAGATCGAAAAGGCCGAAGTCAAGTTCGACGACAACGCCGAGGACGTCGACCTCTTCACGCTGATCGAGTTCCAGCCGATCACGCGGAAGTGGGTCGTCACCCAAGAGATCAACGGCAAAGAGATCGGCCAGGCCGAGCACCGTCACAGCCGCTACTACGCGACCGCCTACGAGCTGCCTCCGGGCGAGAACTACGGCCGCGGGCTCATCGAGCTCAATCAGGCCGATCTCGCGGCGTTCGACATTCTGACCGGCCGCACGCTCGACTTCGCCGCCGCAGCCTCGATGATCAACCCGGTCCTCGACTCGCAGAGCCAGATGGACCCCAAGAACTTCGAGAAGAAGCGGTCCGGCGAAGTGGTCGTCGACGGCCGAGTCATCGGCGGCGTCGTGCAGGACGTCGGCTATCTCAAGGTCGACAAGATGCCCGACTTCCAGATCGTCAACGTCGTCATGGAGCGGCTGGCGAAGTCGCTCGGGCAGGCGATGCTTCTGGAGGGCGACAGCGCCCCCCGAGGCGAGGCCGGTCGTCACAGCTTCGGCTGGAAGGTCATGCTCGAACAGTTGCAGGGCTTGACCGGCGGCGTCTTCTCCGCGATCGGCGACGAGAACCAGATCCCGCTTGTGGCCGCTCTGCTTGACGAGATGCGGGTCCAGCGGCTCATCCACGCCGACCTCCAGAGCGTGACGCAGATCAGCACGACGACCGGACTAGAAGCGATTGGTCGTCGCCAGAAGCTCGCCACCACACTCGAAACGATGGACATCGTCGCCAAGGTCGCGCAGTTCAACCCCGAGATCATGCAGCGGATCGACCACAACATCCTCCTCGACATGATCGTTCGGATGCAGTCGCTCGACGCGCCCGGACTCATCAAGTCGCGTGAGACGATGGCGCGTGAGCGTCAGGCCGCAGAGCAGGCGATGGCCCGCCAGCAGGCGACTCAGCAGATGATCCAGTCGGCGGGAACCATCGCCGAGCAAGGTGCTCAGCAGGCTCTTCAACCGGCGTAGTGAACGGAGTTAGGAATGGCAGAATCAGCAGTCGCGCCGGTGCAACCCGCACCGACGCCGGTAGCGGCACCGCCGCAGCCAGATTTGATCGCGGGCAAGTTCGCGGACGACACCGCGTTCCAGAAGGGGTTCGGCGAACTTCTCAGCAGCCGCGGCGTCCCGCTCCCCGAAAAGACGGTCCTGTACGGCGAAGGCGGCACGTTCGCCAGCCGAGACGCCGCCGTCGCGTTCTACAACCACGTCCAGGGCAACCCGGCGGCGAAGCCCGCCGAGACGCCGGCCGCCCCGCAGTACGGCGACGACGCCGACTACGGCACGATCCTCAAGACCGCAGGCGTTGACCTCCAAGCCGTGTCTGAGAAGTTTGCCAAGGACGGCAAGCTCTCGGACGCGGACTACGCGGCGATCAAGAAGGCGATCCCAGGCGCGACCAAGAAGGTCATCGACGACCAGTTCTCGACCGCCCACGAAGCGTTCAAGCTCAGGAACGAGGCCCACGTCAAGTTCCAGACCGAAGTCAAGACCCGCTTCGATTCGATCATGGGCGGCGACACTCAGGCCGCGACCGTGATGGAGTTCGTAAAGACGCTCCCCGAGAAGGTCGTCGCCGATCTCGACCGTCGCCTCAAAGACCCCGACCTGTGGGAAGGTGCGGCCCTTGAGATGCGATCGATGTACGACCGCAAGACCGGGGCCGACAAGATCGCCCCGCTGGTTTCCGGCGGCATGGTCACGGCGCCGCGTCCGATCTCGTCGCCCGAAGAGCTGATCGACGTGATGCGTCGGCGTCGCAAGGGCGATCAAGAAGCCGAAGCCCGTTTCCGCGCCACTCCCCAGAGCGTTCTCGAAAAGTTGCAGTAAGGACACCACATGGCTACCCATTTCATCACCGCTTCGCAGGCATCGATTCTCCGCGACCGCGAGCTGGTCGTCGATTCGTCGTTCATCGGCAACGGGCAGCACGCAGGCAAGATCCGCATGTCGATCAAGCACGGGCCCACCAACTCGATTCTCTGTCAGGGCTACGGCGCTGGCGACCAGAACGCGTTTGAGGATGCGTGGTCGCGGCTCCCCAACAGCAACGGCATCACCAGCGAGACCGAAGAACTCCGGGCCAAGGTCGAAGAGCTCCAGAAGCAGCTCGGCGAGAAGTCTTCGGAGAAGCCAGCCAAGACGAACGGCAAGCCGGTCACGCCCACCACATAAACAACCGAGCCACCGTTCCTCCTACCGACCCGCCGGCAGAAATGTCGGCGGGCGGTTTCCGGTTTCGTCGCAGCACAGCCGAGAGGCCGCGAGCGCGACGACGACCAAGCCGACAGTCCAGTTCAAGCCGAGATCGATTCGCGGACACCCGGAAACGGCCCGCGACTCGTGATCGACACCTTGCGCGCGGACTTCGAGGCTGAAAGCGGTTCTCACTGACGCAATCAACCACGGAGTCATCCCATGTCCATTTCCACCGTTCCCTTCCTCCGAAGCGGAACCGACGATTTCAATCTCACGCTTCGCAAAGAAGGCAGCGCCATGGTGGCCGAAGCCTTCCGCACGGCCCCCATCCTCGCCAACGACAGCCAGGCGGTTCTCCGCAAGGTCGAGTCGTCCGGCACCAACAGCGTCTTCTTCCGCAAGGCGTGGACCCCGCGTCCCGACATTGCGATGGAGTTCGGCTCGCGCTTGCAGGGTTCGGCCTACGGCTTCCAGCAGATCGAGATCAAGCTGGACGACCGCCCGATCTCGCTCGCTCACTACATCCCCAAGCACCTCCGCCGGATCTCGGAGTTCGAGCCCTTCCGTCCCGTCGTTCAGGGCGCGGTTGACGAGACCATGCGCGAGATCGATCGCCGGGCCTTCCTCGCGCTGCACAAGGCGTCGCGGCAGACCACGGCCCCGACCGACAGCAACGGCAACCTCCAGCTCCACGCTGGCGCAAACCGCGTGCAGGTGACGAACGCCACGGGCGTCTACAACACGGGCGGCGCGTTCCCCGCGACGGCCAACGGCGGCGCGGCTCTTCGTGCCCAGATCGACAACCTCCGCCTCCTCGCCCGTCAGCGTGATCTCCCCGAAGACGGCGCGAAGCTCTACATCACTCCCGGCGCCGCCTTGGCGCTCCAGCAGGACACGACCCTGTTCGACCAGCGGTTCGCTCAGGACCAGTCGGTCAACAACATCCAGCGCTCGGCGATCGGCCGCATCGCCAACTTTGACATCTACGTCGTTCCCGGCACCGACCGCATCCGCACGTCGAACATCAACTCGGCGTCGGGCGCGACCGGCTACCCGTCGAAGTACTGGGGCAACTACTCCTACGGCACCAACGCCAACAACGCTGGCGAGCCCGTGGCTGTCGCGGTCTTCCGCGGACCCGAGGGCACCGCGCCCGTCGGCATGCGTCAGGTCGGCCCGATCGATGTCGAGACGGACTACCTGATCGAGTACCAGAGCGACATGGTCGTCGTGTCCGCTCACATCGGCTTCGACCCGCTCGACACCTACCTGGTGGGCTCGATCGAAGTCATCAGCGCCTGATCCACACGCACACCAACAAGGAAGCAACCCCATGAGCCTTTCAGGAAATCCGACGATTGTCGTCAGTCGTCCGAAGATGAACAACGACGTCCCCACCACCACTTCCGCCGGCGTGACCATCGACGTCGCGCCCGCCAACAAGTTCCAGTACCTCATCAAGCTCACCAACGCGACGGTGACGCTGCTTCGCACGAGCGCCTCGATCGCGTCCGGATCGATCACGCTCTGCACCTTCCCCATCGGCCTCAACGACCTCACGTGCGTCACGATGCGTCTCAAGACCATCGCGGCGGATGGCGCGTCGCTGACCGCCGCCAACCTTGTGGTTGGTATTGGCAGCACCGCCGCTGGCGTTGACAACGGAACTCTCACTTCGACGGAAGTGGATTTCCTTCCGTCCACCGCAGCGGCGATGGCCGCAAGCGCGGCCGGTCCGATCGCGGCCCGGTCTTCGGCCCGTCTCGGCTACCTCAACGGGCAGTCGACCGCGACCGTTCTGCGGCTCAACTTCGCCACCAGCGACGACGTCGCGTCGACGCGCACCCTGACCATCAACGGCTGGGTTCTAGTGACTGGCGAGATGTGCGGCGACACTTCGCAGGACCTGTAATCCGAACCGCCTCCCGGAAACGGGAGGCGGTTTTTTTCACTAGGAGCTACCACATGATCCTCGCCGCACGATTCACCGCCCCCGGAACCGGGAACTGGGTTCGCAGCAATGCGACCGAGTCCACCGTTCCGATCCGGGCCGAGTTCAGCGGCGACGGGCTCCTCCGCATCGAAGGCCGCAACGACGAACAGACCGACCACGTCATCCTCGGCTTCATGACCGAAAGCGGCGTGCTCGTTGTCCCCACGATGGACCAGTACCGCGCCGTCGCCGTGACGGTCGGCACGTCGATCTCCAACGTCCAGCGCGGCGTCTTCCGCGTCGAGAACAACCCCTACAAGCTGTCGCCCCAGCTCCAGTTCCGTCAGCGTTCGACGCCGCGCGGCATCCGCAAGGCTGGGTTCCGATGCTCGCACGTCTTGCCGTTCGACTTCATCAACGCGTCCGCCGCCGTCGCCATCAGCGGCACGATCGAGAAGGACTTCGTCAACTGCCGATCGGGTGAAGTCCAGAGCGGCGAGTCGCTGCCCTATTCGATCAAGCAAACGTCGCTGTCTGGCACGTCGTCGGAACTTCGGTACGACTACACGGCAAACCCGGTGGACATCACCGGCGGCACGAACATCATGCCGACCATCCGCGCGATGGTCTACGTCGATCCCGCCCAGCAGCAGGTCCAGAGCGGTCCCGTCTTCAAGCTCACGCTCGGCCTCACCGACGTCAACAACGTCAACACCAACATCACGATGGCGAACTGGCAGCAGTTCGACTCGTCGGCTGTCTGTGGACCCGGCTGGAACATCTGCTACGCCCAGCCCACCGCGGCGACGATCGGCACTTCGATCGACCTCAAGCGGATCAAGTGGTTCCGCCTCTACTGCCAGCCGACCGCGAGCAACACCTGCTACATGACGCTCGACTCGATGCACTTCCTCATCAACGACGGGCGGCAGAAGTTCATCGCCTTCCGCGACGACGACGGCTACGCGAACTGCGTGCTCACCGCCAAGGAGTTCGACAAGCACGGCATCCGCGGCAACTTCCACGTCCATCCCCGCATGGTCGGACAGTCCGGCTACGCGACCAAGGCCGATCTCATCGCCATGCAGCGGTCGGGCCACATGATCGGCAACCACGGCTGGAACAAGTTCCTCGGCGATCGCCGCGACAGCGACACGTCCGGCCCGTACTACAAGCAGCGCGAGGTCTCGGCCGAAGACTTCTGGAAGTACCACATCTATCCCGCGATGGCGTGGCTCCAGGACAACGGCTTCGAGCAGGGCTCGCGGATCTACGCGTCGCACCAGGGCAACATGACACCGGACCAGCGCGATCTGCTTCTTGAGAACGGCATCGACATCATCTCGCACACGAGCACCAGCGCCGAGCAGTCGTCGTTCACCAACCACCTCGACTGCCTCGACGTGCAGCACGCCACGCCCTACGGCGCGACGGTCTCGCTGGCGACGCTCGACATCCTTGACGAACAGGCCGGTCTCGCCGTGTTCTACGGCCACGCCAACCGCTCGCAGGAGAACGCGAACATGCTCGCCGTGACGAACCGGGCGTACCCGCTCATTAAGTCGGGCGAGTACCGCTGCATCACACTGGCCGAAGCGGTCGCCCGCGGCACCGGAGACTACTACGCGTGACCGTGATGTACGACATGCTGGACATGGCGAACAAGCCCGACCCCTCGGGCTTCGCTCCAATCCATCAGGTCAACCGGACGTGGTGGCCGAGGCGTCGCAAGGACGGCGCAATCGACATGAGCTTCGTCGATCTCGACGCCTGCCGGCGTGAGGCGGCGACGCTGGCGAACGACCGCCCGCTCATCGTCAACATCGAAGAGCGATGGGACGAGCGACTTGGCGTCAACCGTCCGATCATGCTCGACCTCCGCGTCTACTCCATGAGCGCCGTGCTGGACGACGTGGAGTTCATCCACTCCGTCGCCGCGGCGTACCGCGAGGGCGGGTTCACCGGCGAGATGGGCTTCTACGCGTTCGCTCCCGGCGACGCGACGAACGACCTGATCCTCGACCGCGACCCCAAGTATCAGCGACGGATGCGGGACTGGAAAGCCAGCAACGACTTCCACGCCGGACCACGCGGCTTGCTCGCGCCGTTCACCGTCACCTGCCCCTCGCTCTACCCGAACACCTGGGAGTTCCCCGCCTACCGCAAGTGGGCGGGACCGATGATCGACGAGGCGAAGCGTCTCGGCAAGCCCGTGATCGCGTTCCTCTGTCCGGAGTTTCACCCCAGCGTCCGCGACGTCGGCGGATCGCTCGTCGCCAACCAGTTCTGGAAATCGAACCTCGACCTGATCCAAGAGAAGGACATCGACGTCATTCTCTGGCTCGGCGGCGACAACAACAAGAAGCGCGACTGGAACGACAAGCACGACTTCGTCCGCATCGCTGACACGCTCAACAAGAGGTGGAACCGCCCATGAACAAAGACACACGCCACATCGCCAGCAGGCTCGCCATTGGTGCGTTCGCCGTGTTCGCCCTGATCGCGGTCGTGTTCTGCATCGGTTGCACCTCGGGCACAAAGGACATCGCCCGCGCCGCTGGCAATACGCAGACCCTTGCGGCTGGCATCATCGCTCACACGGAAGCCCTCGCCCCGTTAGTGGCCGAGCATGAGCAGGCGGCTAGCCACGTCAAGGGCATTGCGCAGAACGCCCGCGACATCCAGATTGAGGCTGGCAAGGTCCAGACCGCTCTACCGAAGGTGAAAGATGTGACACCTTGGTGGGCAACGTTGCTGGGTAACGTGACATGGCTGGCACTTATCGCCGCCGCCGCGATTCTGGCGATCAAGTTCTGGCCCGTGCTGGCCGTGTTCCTCGCGGGCGTGAAGTGGCTCGAATGGCTCATTCCCAAGCCCACCCGCATCGCTGCCGAGCGTGATTACGAGTTGTACCGCGAGGCCGACGAACCCCACCGTGACGCTCAGCGCGACCGGATTCTTGCGGCTCGCATGAACCCGTACTACGACGCGGCGTGGCGTCGTGCCGAACGAAAGGCCCGACTCGGAGCCAAGGCGTGAGTATCCCGCAACACGACCCGACCGAACATACCGCAGGCTACGAGCTGGCGATCATTGCTCAGGACGTCCGGAGGCTCATCGACGGCCAGCACCGCATCGAGAAATTCCTGACCGGCAACGGCGATCCCGCGAGCGGGCTGCTGTTCCGTATGGCCGAGATGGAACGCCAGGCCCGCGAGAAGGCCGAAGCCGACAAGATGCGGAACACCCGCGTCAACACCGCAATCGGTGCGGCGATCGCGGCGGCAATCACCGCACTGGTAGGTGTGGGTATCAAGGTTGTCACCAGCGGCAACTACGCACAGGCCCAGCAAACACAGAAGGACCGCTAATGGCACTCACCACGATCCCCGCAGCCCCGCTCATGCGGCTGTCGCAGTTCCCTTACATCGCCCACGCGACGATCACGATGAACAACGCGACGGCGACCAACAACGTCGTCGCCGCGATCTGCATGTTGCAGCCCGGCGAGACGGTCAGTTCGGTCTACATCGTTGGCGGCGGCGCGCCAGTCGGCACCCCGACGTACAACGTCTCAATCGAGGGCGTCGTCAACAGCGGCTCCGGCTACGGCGGTCGGCCGGACGGTACGCCCCTGACCAGCAACGGCGGCGGCTCCACGCCGATGATCGTGGAGAGCAACGCGGGCTCTGCCGTCACCAACGGCGCGGTCGTCTCGCACGACTTCGCGGACACCTACACCAACAACACCGCAAGCCCCCAGTTCATCGCCATCACGATCCGCACGGGCACGGCCGGATCGGGATTGAACGCCACCAACACGATCACGATTCGGGCGGGCTATCAGACGTGGCTGACGAACTTTGTTCACCCGCACTATTCCAGCCTTGTAAGCGGCTCTTGGTCCCACACCGGCAGCATGCCGACGCTCTGGGCCTCGGACAACTCCGGCGCCCTCATCAGCAACACGTCGAACGTCCCGCTCCTGACCAACGAAACCAACTGGACCTCGGCGAGCAACCCGAACCGGCGCGGCATCCGCTGGAACGCACAGTTCGGGTGCCGCCTCAAGTCGGTCAACATCATGTATCGCCCCGCCGCGAACGCGACGCACGAGATCGTCGTCAACGTCTACGCCAGCGACGGCACGACGCTCAAAACGACCAGCACGACTTCGTACAACACCTACTCCCTGCCGTCATCCAACCCCGGCCAGATCCTGGTGAACGTGGACGTGCCGCCCACGACCATCGCAGCCGGCGACGTGGTGCGCATTTTCCTCAAACCCGACGCCACCGCGAACTCCGCGCTGCAGTTCTACTGCCTTGAGTGGACCCTGAGCAGCCAGCGGAACGCCTTCTTTGGCACCATCGGCACTGACGTGTTCATGTATACCGCGTCGCCGGACGGAACGTCGTGGACCGACACCAACACCAAGTGCGCGGCGATCATTCCGATTATCGACCAGGTTGACGTCGGAAGCGTGGTCAAGAGGGCCGTCTGGAACACGTTCCGCGACTCCAGCGGGCGGATCGTCTCCTCACAGGGAAGGTAACCATGCAACGCCTATCCGCCGTCAACCGCATCCTCCGTGGTCTTGGCGATCCTCCCGTTTCCGCCCTCGACACCGGCAACAACTCCGACGCCGGCGAAGCCGAAACCTTCCTCAACGAGTCGGACATTCAGATCCAGACTCAGGGTTGGGCACCGAACTACCAGACCAACATCACGATCGCGCTGCCCGACACCGCTCTCACCGCGACCGGCGGCACCGGCACTTTCACCTACGGCAGCACGATCACGCAGGCCACCAGCGGCGCGACCGGCACGTTCTACTACGAGACCGGCGGCATCGTCTACGTCAAGAAGCTCAACGACACCGCGTTCAACACGGCCAACACGATCTCCAGCGGCGCCGTGAACCGCGCCGCACCCACCGCTGTTGCCACGATCACGTCGGCCAAGCACGTCGTTCCGTCCACCTGGCTCATGGTCCGGCCGTCACCCAACGAGTCCAAGCAGTTCTACAACGTCGGCGGGTTCCTCTACGACCCCGTGAACAACACCGACGTCTTCACGGCCAACGTCGTCATCGATCGCGTGACCCAGAACGACTTCACCACGCTCCCCGAGTGGCTCGCCGAGTACATCGTCGCCAACGCCGCGATCCGGTTCCAGCGTTACAAACGCCGCGGCGTCACCGACGACCAGATGCTCATGGATGAACTCAGCGGATTCCGAACCAGAGCCCGCCGCGAGAACCAAGAGCTCCTTCGCATCAACATCCTCAACAACCCCGACGTGCGGGAAACGACGTACCGCCGCATGACGACCCGCTGGAGCTGACATGCCCGAACAAACACAGGTCGAACGCCCGTCGCTCTACGGCGGAATCTCGACCCAGCCTCCGCACCTTCGCCAGCCCGGCCAGGTCGAGGACGCCGAGAACATGGCGTTCTCGGTGCAGTACGGGATGATGAAGCGGATGGGCACGAAGTTCATGGCCGAGGTCGGAAACCTCCGCATTTCGTGCACGTCGATCACGAGCGGCCCGTTCGTCGCTGGCAACACCATCACCCAGAGCGGCGGCAAGTCCGGCGTCATCCTCTCGACCGTCGTCGACGGTTCGACCGCGTACCTGACCATCCGCACCACCGCCGGGACATTCGCCGCCGGAACCGTCACCAGCGGCGCGACCTCCGCGACCGCGGCGATCCAGTCGCAGTGGGCGACCGGCGCCAAGCTCCGCTTCTACGCGACCCAGCGTGACAGCACCGAGCGGTATCTGTGGATCCTGTCGGCGGGCGGGCTCCCCCGCATCTACCCGCTCAGCGGAACCGAGGGGATCGTGTCGCCCAACACCGGCGCAGAGACCTACTTCGCGTCGGGTTCGCCCACCGCCGACGACTACCGAATCACGACCGCGGCGGACTTCTCACTGGTCGCCAACACGAAGGTCTTGCTCGCCGGCGACAACACCGCGGGCACGCTCACCGCCTCAACCTTCCCCTACGGCGTTGCCAGGACCGGCCTGAGCCCGCTCAAGTTCGTGTGCGGCGTTCAGACGTGGGCGGCTCGGGCGACAGGAACGTCGACAACCAACCCGCTACTCACGTCCTTCGATGGAACACGCTCGATCGCCGATCTTGTGGTGCACCGCGAGCGACTGTTCTTCGGCGTGAACAACCGCATCGTCGCCTCGCAGACCGGAAACTTCTTCAACTTCTGGTACGAAAGTCTGTCTCCGGTCAAGGCGACAGACCTTCTCGACGTTTCGCTCCCCGGCAATCTCGTCAACTTCGTCGATCGGTTCGCGGCCTTCCGCAAGGGTCTTCTCGTCTTCTGCAAGTCGCCCAAGCAGTTCCAGCTTTCGTCGCCCGACACGCTTGAGCCCGGCACCGTCTCGTTCACCGAGTCCACTTCGTACTCAAGCCTTTCGATTCCGCTTGCCACGATGGGGAATCGCGTGGTCTTCGCCACCTCGTCCAAAGACTCAGGCGTCATCTACCAGTACTACTACGACGACACGCAGGTCTCCAACACCGCCGAGAACGTCTCCGAACACGTCGTCGGACTCATCCCCCGCGACATCGAACGCATCGCCACCAGCAGCGTCGACGGCACCACCGTCGCCCTGTCCGCGTCGGAGCCGACAGTCCTGTTCATCCATCAGGAATACTGGGTCGGTCCGCAGCGGGTGCAGAGCGCGTGGACCAAGTTCAAGTTCGACCACGTCGCCCGTATCTGCGACATAGCGATCATCGACAGCACCGTCTACATCCTCGCGGAAACCACGACGGCCAACCAGTTTGTGTTCGAGAGTCTGGACCTCGCAACCTCACTCTGACATGGCAAACTTCACCCACATCCTCGACCGTCGGTACGAACTGACGCACTCGGGAACGACCACTGGACCGGACACGACGACGTGGACCCTTCCGATCGCCGACGCGAAGGTCGACACTCTGATCCTCGGCAACGACTTCGGGCAGAACTCAGGAACTGTCTACCCGGTTGTGCCCTCGGGCAACACCGTCACACTGTCGGGGATCTTCACCGCCGGTCCCGTGACCATCGGCGTCGCGTTCCCGGCAATGACGCGGCTCACGCGGCCGTTCACCGGAACTCGCGGCCAGAACCCCGACTTCACCTCGCACGCCCAGGTCCGGCACCTTGACGTGTCACACTACAAGAGCGGCCCCTACGAAGTGGTTCAGGCGTGGCCGGATAATCGCCCGTCTCGCACCCGGACGTTCAGCGACTCCAACTCAGCGGACACGGCATCGATCGGGCGGTTTCGAGCCCGACTCAACGGCAACGCCGACAAGTCGTACTACACCATTTCGGTCCCAAACCCAAAGCGCGTGTTCATCGCCAGCGTGTACTTTGAACTCGACGACAACAAGAGGCGGGACTAACCATGTTCGACCCGATCTCCCTGACCGCCGCCGCCGGACTCGCCGGTCTCGGCGCCGCCGCAGCATCCAGCCAGAACCGAGCCATCAGCGAGACGCAGCGGAACGCCTCGGCAAGCGCCGACGCTCAGGCCAAGGCACTCGCCGACGGCCGCGCGGTCGACCAGCTCCGCAAGCGGCAGCAGATCGACCAACTCCGCGGCAAGATCGCGGCGACCGCAGCCGAGAACGGCGTCGGGTTCGGCGGCAACACCGCCATGCTTGACGCGGCGGCAGCGGCAAGCGGCGCGATCGATGCGTCCACCATCGACACGAACTACCAGAACAACATCGACGCCGTCCGCCTCGGCTTGCAGAGCCAGATCAACCAGCTCCAGAGTCAGAAGCGATCGCCGGGCGCGTCGTTCCTCACGGGCGGGCTCCAAGGCTACACGACCGGGCTTGGCATCTCTCAGGCGATGCAGTCTTTGTCCAAGCCGATCCCCGAGACCAAGACGCCGGTCGTTGACAATCGTGGTGGCGATCAACTCCGCAGCCTCGTCAATCTCGGGGTCAACCAGCGAGGGAGGAGCTTCTGATGGCGAGCTTCGGATCGAACCAAATGGCGAGCACCACGGGCACCGTCCGCTCGCGGTACGACACGTCGGCCGCAAGTTTCTCCGCCGTCCCGACGGTCCCCGTCGACGTACCGCGGGCCCCGATCGTGCAGGCGACGTCCGAAGTCGCCCAGGGCATCGAGACGGTGAACGCAATCTTCGGGCTCGCGGGTCAGGCGTTGGGTGCGGCCGCTTCGGTGCAGGAAGGCCAGATCCGCGACGTCGAGCGGAACAACGCGATCACCGAGCGGGCCAACGCTGCGATCGCGTCGCGGCACGCCCGTCTTGACGCCGTCCGCTACTCCGAAGACATCGCCGAGGGCAAGGTGAAGGTTCCCGCGGGAACCCGTGCCGACGAGTTCGCCATGCAGCTTGTCAGCCGCGAGCTCGCCAACACCGGCGTCTCCGACAGGGACTACGTCGACGAGTATCGGGCGCTCATGGAACCGCACCTTGCCAAGACGCTAGCGACCAAGATCGCCGCCGACAAGGAAGTAGCGGCGAAGGAGACGATGGCGGTCCTCGCCGACGGCGTCTACAACGCCAAGTCGGTCGAGAACATCAACGCCACCGTCCAGTCCGCCGTCGCGCAGTTCGGCGTGTCCGACCGTGTGGCTCGCGCGTCAATCGTGGTACCGGCGCTCAAGCTCGCGGCCGAGAACGGCGAGACCGACCAGTTCGAGATCATCGCCTCGGCGATCCCGCAGGGCGAACTGACGGGCGAAGTGAAGTCGCTTCGTGACACCGCGAACACCAACTTCCTCCAGCAGCAGAACAAGCAGTCGTCCCTTCTCGCCGGGACGATCACCGAACTCATCGACAGCGGGGCACCGGCCGAGATCGCCGAAGACGCGATCCGGCAGGGCTCGGGCGTACTGTCGCCGGGCGTGAGCAAGATGCTCGAAGACCGCATCAAGACGCGCGACACCGCGGCACAGAACCAGGCCGCAGCCGACCTTGAGCGGCAGTTCTACGCCGCGGGCCTCAACGGGCAGATCGACGACCAGATCGGTGCGATCGCTAAGGTCGCCAAGACCGACCCCGAGAAGGCGACAAGGCTCCTCAATGAGTTCAATCGCGGGCAGGAGCAGTTCCGCAAGCAGGCGATCGAAGTCGATCTCCAGCAGCAGCAGGAGACGTTCCTGTCGTCGGTCGTCGCCAACAGCAACTCCGTCCCGCTCGGCACGATCGGCGACGTGGTCTTCAAGTCCGGCGACAAGGAAGTCAAGCTCACCGGCAACGACATCCGAACCGCGGCCAAGGCCAGAATCTTCGCCACGATCGACCAGACGATCACGGACCCCGCCCTCAACATCAGCGCCAAGATCAACGAAGCGGCCAAGCACGCCCTGCCGGTTCCCGAGTGGCAGGGACGTCTTCGCGCCCCGCTCATGTCGGCCGAGCAACTGGAACAGGCCAGCGAAGCCCCGGCCTACGTCTCCGAGGCGTTCGGGCTCTACCGCGCGATGCGGGCGCAGCAGCCCGCGTTCCTCGACAGCATCCTCAACGACCAAGAGAAGAAGTTCTACGGGGCGGCGGTCGGGGCACTCGCCAACACCAACGACCCGCTCCAAGCCCTTCGCACCGCCCAGCGTGCGATCAACCCGCCGGCGGGCACGATCGTCGACATGGAGCAGCGGATCCAGACCAAGGACATCGAACGCGCGGCCACGAAAGTCGGCGGCAACAACATCGGCGACGTGATGAGCTACGTCCGCGACCGGGCCATGCACTACCTGCCCGGCACCAGCGCCGACGACGCACTCGCCAAGGCCACGGCCGACGTGCAGGCGATGGGCACGATCATCAACGGCCGCTACACATGGACGTCCGTGCAGGGACTCGGAACCGAGACGCAGAAGGAAATCCCCGCTCTCGCCAAGCACCTGATCGACAAGTACGTCGCCACCCAGAAGCCCGAACGCCCCGACTCGCTGACGTTCGAGTACAACCAGAACCGCGGCCAGTGGGAGATCATCGACGTCCTCGCGGGCGCTCCGGCCCCCGGACCTGGTCCGGTGCGGCAGTTCGGCAACGACCAGCTCGAAAAGCTCCGCCTCGATCTCGGCGTGCAGGGCCTCATCGACGGCCCGGTGAAGCTCCGCAATCTGATGGAAAAAATAGCGAACATCCCCGAACCGAAGCGCTCCGGCAATCGCGTGTACTAACCCATGAGCACATTCACCACCTCGCGGGCCCAGACCGGATTCCTCGACGCGCCGGGCCGCCTACCGCCGCCGACAGAGCAGGGCGCCGGGTTCATCGACGCCTTCAACCGGGCGAAGCAGAACACGCCGACGTTCTTGGCGATCGAACTCGCCGCAGGCCGCGGATACGAACGCCAGCCCGGTTTCGAGTTGACCGACGCCAAGGTTCGCCCGCTTCTTGAGGAAGTCACGCAGGATCTCTGGCCCGCCTACGGCGACGCCGTCAGCGACGAACACCTCCGCGACATCCACGTCCAGAACCTCCTCCGTCTCCAGAACCGCACCGAGATCGCCAAGTCGGGGATCTCCGGCATCGCTGGCGCGATCCTCGCCGACTTCACCGACCCGGCCATGCTCGCCGCGGGCGTCCTCACCGGCGGCTACGGCTTTCTCGCCAAGGGCGCTCAGACCGCCCGAGCCGTCGCCCTTGCCCGCACCGGCCTGATCTCGGGTACGGCGTTCGGATCGATCGAGGCGTTCCGCCAGTCGCAGCAGCCGACCGGCGACCCGTTCGCCGTGATGGAAGCGGCCCTCGGCGGCGGACTCGGCGGCGTCGCGTCGGGCCTCACCGCCCAGAGCGGTCGTCTCGCACGGGCGCTCGCCCAAGGTTCGTCGCAGGCCGTCGCCACGCCAGCCGTCCGCTCGCTCGACCCCGACGCCGACGCCCACCAAGTCGCGGTCAGCACCGGCGTCGGGTTCCTCCTCGGCGCCTTCGGCGGCGCGATCTCGAAAGAGTCCGCCGCAGCGATGGACAAGTCGGTCCGCTGGATGATCCGCGACGCCGAGTACGGCGACGTCGCCGCGTCTGGTTTCACCCTCAGCGAAGACGGCAAGGCGTACTTCAAGACCCAGCTCGACCCGCGACTCAACGACCGCCGCGTCGCCGACTCGATCGAGATTGTGAACGAGCCGTTCGACGACGTGGCGATCAAGCGGTCGGCAGCGTCCAGTGGATCGCCCGAGTTCGCGTTCGCGGCCACGGAAGTTCCGGTCGACCGCAGCCTTGCGACATCGAGCCGGCGGCAGTTCAAGCAGGCACCGCCTCCGGGTTTCCGTGCGGTTTCTGGCGAAGAGCAGATCGCCGCGCGGCTCTCCAGCGACGGCTTCATCGAGGTCGGCGACAAGTTCTTCGGCCTCTCGCCAGAAGAGCGAACCGCAGCAATCAAGGACGCAGCCTCGGGTGGAGTCGAAAGCCCGTTCCTTCTCGAAGCGGCCAAGCGGTACGTTCAGGAGAAGGGGTACATCAGCCCGACCGATCTCGCCCAAGAGTTCGGAATCGTCGGCAAGGATGGCGTGCGTCGATCTCGGTTCACGCCGGAACAGGCCAAGACCTTCGCGGATCGACTCACCGCGATCGCCATGTTCGAGATGCGGCAGCAGGGCCGCGAGCCGATTCCGCAGACCGCCGTATCGATCGAAGAGGCGTCACAGAAGCTCGCAGACCTCGGGCTCCCCGCCGACACGATCGCACGGGCTCAAGAGGTCTCGCAGTCCAAGGGCGAAGTGTCGGCCAGCCGCATCGCCAACAAGCTCAAGATCGGGTACGCCGACGCGCAGGTCGTCGCGGACACGCTGAGGATGATCGGAACTCCGTACATCCTTCGCCCGAAGCAAGAACTCCTGTCGGGCTCCTCTCGCTCGCGGACCGCGACCGTCCCCGTCTCTCCGTCGGCGGCGAGCAATCCCCGACCGGCAGCACAAACGATCGAGTCCGTTTCGACCGGCATCACCCAAGCCGTCGGCGCGACCACCCCCGGCGGCGTGAAGTCTCCGTTCGGCAAGGTCTGGACCATCGCGCCCGAGGGCGACGACTGGCGGTTCTCGGCCAACGACGCCTCGGCCCGCGGGCAGTGGGCGTTTGTGCCCGAGCCGTTCCGGGCGATCAACCTTCGGCTGGGCGACAGCAAGTCGCCGATGGCCCGCATGGTCGCGAACGCCTGGGGCCGCGACTTCCTGCCCAAGTCCGACGGCGCGCTCGCCGAAGGTGCATCGACGTGGATCGACTTCACGTTCAAGAAGAAGGTCCGGGCCGTTAACGACTCGCTCGTGTCCGCCGAGGCCGAGCTTGCCAAGAACGGCGTCAATCTCACCAAGGACCAGTTCGACGACGCGGCGTTCCTCGACATCGCCGTCGGCAACGGGGCGGCTCCGCCGGCGGCGAGGCGGTACGTCGACACCGTGCGAACCAACTTCAAGGAGATGCTGGACTACCAGAAGCGGTCCGGCACGATCTCCGCCGTCGACGTGCCCGACGACCCCAACTACGTCCCCCACGTCCACATCGCCCCGCTCATCGAGGAGAATGTCGGCAAGCACGGGCTCGACCCGATGATCGACGCCTACGCCGGCGCGATCCGGTCGCAGATGGTCAAGATGGGCCGGACTTTCAAGCCCAGCGACGACACGCTCATCAAGTCGATGGCGAAGGCGATCATCAAGAGCGGCGGTCAGGTCAGCCGCGGCGATCATGCCCGGATCGTCTCGCTCGATGTCGCGGTCGTCGACGCCCTCCGCTCGGTCGGTGCCGACGACGCGATGATCGCTCGGGCCGTGGACATGCTGGAGCAGATGGCGCCGGCCGCCGACGACGTCAAGATCCTCAAGCGGATCCAGCAGGAAGCCGACCCGGTGGAGCGAGCCAAGCTCGAAAAGCAGCTCAAGAAGCGGGCGAGCGACACCAACGCCCCGACCAACCTCAAGCGTCGCATCCCGCTTGATGTCGCCTACGAGCACCCGATGCCCGACGGCAGCAAGCTCCGCATCCGCGACATGATGGAGAAGGACCTCTACGTCCTCTCCCGCAACTACACCCGCCGGGCCCTGGGCAGCGGCGTGCTCGCGACCACCCTCCGCGGCATCGAGCCCGAGACCAACCCGATCGAGCCGATGTCGTCGCTGGACGACCTAATCCGTCGCTATCGCACAGAGGCCGAATCGCTGGGAGTCAACCGCGACAAGATCGAGACCGAGGCCAAGCTCATCGAGACGATGGGCCGCAACATCCTCGGCCTGCCCCACTACGACGCCAGCAAGCCGTGGGTCGTGAACGCCGTCCGCCTCAGCCGCGTCTCCCGCAACACCGTGCAGTCGATGGCGCTGTCGTCGGCGTGGACCGGCCTGACCAACTTCACCGAGCCCATGTCGGCCATGTTCACCGCCCTCGGGCCGAAGATGCTCAAGGCCATGCCCAACTTGGCGGAGATCCGTCAGCGGGCCTTGGACGGCAAGATCGACGCCAAGATGATGCGGATGGCGGACTACTACGGCATGGCGATCAACGCCGGCCAGCGTCGCCTCAACACCATCGCCGAGTTCGGGGCCCCCACCAAGAGCACCACCGCCTACGGCCGCGGTCTCGAAAAGGCCGAACGCGCCACCGGCATCGCCGCCAACATCGGCCACAAGATCAGTCTCCAAGAGATCACGCAGGACATGGGCGAGTTCATGGCGTTCCACGGCATCCAGGACCGCTGGGGTCAGTGGGCACAGTCCGGCAAGGTTCCCGGCCGTCGGGCGTTGCTCCCGTCCGGCCTCGCCGATCAGCCCGACATGGTCCAGCGGATCATCGATCAGGGCAAGAAGTACCACACGACGTTCAAGAACTCCGTCGGCGCGACGATCGTGGACATGCAGGTCGAGAACTGGGACGACCTCGCCGCCCGAGCCGCCGTGATGAACTCGATTCGCCTTGAGGTCCGCCGCAAGTTCGTGGACACCGACCTCAACGGCATGCCGGCGTTCATGAGCGAAGAGTGGGCCAAGCCGCTCACCCAGTTCAACAGCTTCATGGTCGCCTCGACCCGCGCCAAGCTCGGCTGGGCGGTCGCCATGAAGGACCCCGAGGCGTTCCAGATCATGATGGCGAACACCGCCCTGGTCGGCACGCTCTACACCCTCCGCGTCTACGCCGACTCGCAGTTCCAGGACGACCCCGAGAAGTACCGCGAGGAGCGACTGGCACCGGGCAAGATCATGGCCGCGGCGGTCGGACGCTCCGCGTGGACGTCACTCTTCCCCCGCATCGCCGACACCACCCTCGCCCTCGGCGGTCAGGACGCCGTCTTCTCCGCCATGCGGACCAGCGGCATCGATCCGTCGGTCCAAGTTCCCGTCCTCGACTACGCCCGCCGACTCAGCAAAGTCCCCGGCGCGCTCATCAACCCCGCACTCCGAGACGACCATGACTTCTCCCAAGCGGACCTCCAAACGATCAAGCGAGCCCTCATCCCCAACGCCATCAACCAGTTCGG